CGCTCCACTCCTGAAGCAGCCCCTCCCGGCCAAAGAGCTGGACAATATCAGCGTCCGAGCTCTCCCGGTAAATGGTCTGGAGGGTTTCAGAGGTGGGCTCGGTCCCATCAACGGATGGCGGGGTGTCCTTCTCCACCAGCTCCCAGAACTCCCCTTCGGCCTTCATCAGGGCGTCGATTTCGGCCTGGTCCCGCTCCAGCACGAAGTTGAACAGGCCCCGGCCAAACACCAGAACGGACAGATACCAGCGGTCGTAGCCGGTGACGGCCAGGTAGTGGACGCATTGGACGTAATACTTCACCGGGAACTCCACCCCCTGGAACTGCTTCACGTCCAGGGTGGAGGTGGTCTTACACTCCAGGCCAGCCCGTTCCCCAATAACTTCCCGGTCAATATCAGCATGGGCGAAGGGATAGAGCTCGTTGTAGAGCATGGCGTTGAGCCGCCGCACCTTCTTCCCGGTGGCCTCCATCCACCGTCGGGCAACGTAGCCCTCCAGGTCCCGGCCCAGCCTCATGGCCTCGGTGTCCGGCTTATCTGGCAGCCTCCCGGTCTTATCAGCCCACACGCTCACGGGGCTGGACCACTTGGACAGGCCGATGATGCCGGCGGCGTCAGACCCGCCAATGGTGTGCCTCCGCTGCTCCAGCCAGTCCTCCCGGCTCATACCAGCAGTGGACACTTTCTTGATACCTCGCATTGGTCACTCCTCCTCGTAGTAGTCGTACACGTCCTTGGCCGTCAGGCAAACGTCACAGCCCACAGGCTCCCGGACGAAGTTCAGATAAACCGTCTCACACTCTTCCCCGCAGATAGGGCAGGTGTAGGCCTTCGGCTCCATCCCCGGCGGGTAGCCCGTCCGCTCACAGGCCACGATAACGGGGTGGTCCGGCACGTCCCATCTGCTCATTTCTTGTAGAGGGACGGGTCGAAGGTGATTTTTGTCTGGTCGGCGCTATTGAGGTTCCAGAGGGGGGAGGTCTTATCCAGAACAGCCTTTTTGAGCAGGTCATCGAAGATAGCGCCCTCCAGGGGCCCACACTCCCTGATGCCGGTGCAGATGGTCCCGATGGCCAAAAACGCCTCGGTGACCAGCTCCTTGAAATTGCCATTGACGGCCACCATTACGTTGTGTCCCTCTCCCTTGGGGGTTACTTTGACTTCAATCATGGTTATTTCTCCTCCTTTTCAGGTTTCCGCCAGACGGGCGAGTCCTTCCGCTGGACGCCAGCCTTCACCATCTCGCGGAAGAAAAACAGCTCACTCGGGCTGCAGGTCTGACGCAGGGTATCGTAAATGCACTGGATGGCATTGAGGGTCTGGTTGCAGATGTCATTGAGGTTCCCTTCCGCCTCGCAAGAGCACTCCAGCTCGTCCTCTTTCTCCTGAACGGTCACTTTCAGCATGGGTTATTTCTCCTTTCAGCAGCCGCTTGACAGCGGCAGGTCGGTGTGGTACAGTAAATGTGGTTATTTCTTCATGGAGCCGCTTCACCCGTTCCCGGCGGGTGTGGCGGCTTCAGCCATTCCCGCCCGCATACCGAGCAGCAACATATCGTTTATGGTCTGGTCCAGCTCCCGGAGGAAGGCCAGGGCGTTCTCGAAGTCCGCCTTCTCCCCGGCGTCGATTTGCCCATCAAAGGCAATGTCCTCCAGCCGGTCGGCAATCTGCTGGGCCTCATCCAGCATACGGCTGACCCTCAGCGTGGCGAACGGGAGGGGGCGGTCGGTGACGGCCTTCCCGGTCCTCTTTCCGATGGGGCAGTCCGCGCAGTAGTGGACCAGGATTGACGGGTCCCGGTACTTCTCGGAGTAGAGGATGGCGTCCTCCGGCTCCATATCTACGTCGCCCCGCTCATGCCGGCCTATGGTCTCCGGGGAAAATGGTACGGCCATAGACGCAGCCACCCGGTTTGCATATCCAGCCCTTGAACGTGCCTCCCGCAGATACGCGGGGGGCTTTTTTGCTTCTGTCACAGGCATAGTGCAGAGCCTCCTTTCTGGTATCATGGGAATGGTTGCAGGGGGTCAGCCCTCGACGGGCGGCGCCACTTCACGGGCGGCATACATTCCAGCGGAATTGAGCTGCCTCTGCCACGCCTTCTGGGACGGCGCCCACCTGAAGCCGTTTGCCTTCAGCTTCGCCCTGGTATCCGCATCAGGCTTCTCGTCATAGATGAGCTGGACCCGGTTCTCCTCGGTGTTCACCACCACCTGGCCCCCATCAAAGGTCCACCCTTCAGGCGTGGCCTCCTTCAGCTTCTCCAGGGAGGCAATGCGCTCCCGGATACGCTTGATGTTCGCCAAGTTGTTGGACAGCTCATAGGCCGGATAGCCGACCCTCCCGCAGAAGTCAGGGGCCCGCAGCTCGGTAATCTCGTCAGGGGCGTAGCCCAACTCCTTCAGCTTGGCATCCCCCTTGCCCCGGTCCTTCATTCGGATGGCGGCGTTGGCCGCTTTCATCAGTTCCTGGTGCTTCTCCAGCTTCTCCAGTTTGAGCTTTAGCTTCTCAATGGCCTGTGGCTCATCAGAGGAGATGCCACCGGTACCCACAGAGCAGATTCGAGAAATAAGGCCCATGATTTCCTGGTACTCCTTCATGTTCCGCTCGGATGCCTCATTCTGGCGCTGCTTCTTCCTGACAGGGAAGTTAGACCCTCCAGAGATAAGGACCGAGGGGCACATGGTCCCGATACGGCTCTCTGCATTCAGGTTCTCAGCCAGCCGCCGGGAGAAACTGGCGAGGAGACGGTCCACCTTCTCGTGGTACATGGGGTCGATGCGCTTCTTCTGGCGGTCAGCAATCATAGAGGCCTCGTCCACACGGACCCTGTACTGCCACGTCTTGGACCCCTTCTGGTAGTCCCTGAAAGACATCATCTCGTGGGCCCTTCTGGCAGCCTCCTCGTCAATGGGGTAGTAGCTGGGGGACGGTCCGGGGACCAGGGCGAAGTTGGTTACATCGAAGGCAGGCAGCTCCTTCTCGTATTCCACGAAGCCATAGAAGCGGCCGCAGATACCCTCGAAGGCAATCCCGTTCTCCCCATAGTGGCCCACGGTATCAGGGATGGGGCGGGGAGGATATTCCATGATGCCATCCTTATTTAGTTTGGTAACATAGTATCGGTGCACCTCACAGCACCCCCCTGATCTGAGCCTTCTTCGGCTCGGTAGACTTCCCAGCGAAGCAGTTGCCGCAGTAATGCCAGGTGTCGCCCTGCTTCTGGAAGGTGGCGAAGGTGGCCTTCCAGTGTCCCGTCTCCGGGTCATACTCATGGCTGTACGGCTCCCCGCACTGGATGAAGCCCCTCTCCTGGCGCACCGGCGGCAGACAGTTCAGGAACTCGTCCACAATGCGCTCCTCCACAGCGTCACCAGGGGAGGCGGCCTTCTCGAAGCTCCCGGCAGCTTCCCAGTCGGCGTAGGTGACCAGCTTCGGCTCCCGGCAGTTGCAGGTCTCCCCGGGGTCCAGGTGAGCCCCACACACGGGGCACTCCTTGAAAATTGACATGGTTATTTCTCCTTTCGGTTCTCTCAGGCCGTCCGCGCCCGCTTGCGGGCCGACTTCGGCTCCGGCTCATAGTTCATGCGGCTATCAAAATACCGCCGGTTTACACGCCCAGGGACGGTGAAATAGCCTTGCTCCTCCAGCTCAGAATTGAACTGCTTGATGATGGAATAGGCCTTCGACCTGGACAGGCCGAGCATCTTCATTACGTCCTCGACGAAGTAGAAGGTTTCCTTGGCGGTCCTCATACGGCAGCCTCCTTTCCGCCGCGGTGCTTTTCCATGTAGCCCTTGACCACCGGCACCAGGTCATGGCCGGGGGTTTTGCCGACCATGGCCGCAACAAGGGTGTTCTCCTTGACGCCGGAGGCCTGGGCCAGCTCCCGGACGGTCATTCCCGTCTCGGCCATAAAGATTTTGCACTCCACACCGAACTCAGTTCTCGGCTTCTTCACGCCGTCTCGCCTCCTTCTCTTGTTTTTTGGTCTTGTTTTTGGTATAGTTGGAATGTCCACCGCAATGGTGGGGAAGAAAAGCCACGTCCTGGCCGGTATGGTCGCCGGTGGCCGGCGCAAGCCTTCCCCGGAGTATTCCACCCTCGTCCGTGATGAAGGTGACCTCTCCGCCGCTCAGGTCCACGAATACCGGCTCGGCATCGACCTTCACATAGCCTCCGCGTTCCTGGCTCCATATCCAGTCGATTTGGCCCCCACAGAACTTGCACCGGCTCACTCTGAGCCCTCCTCGTCATCCATCATGGGGAGGCTGTCCAGAAACCGCTCCAGGGGTTTGATGTGGGGGAATATGTAATCGGCCACCAGGCCGCCAACGCCCAGGGTGAGGAGGATGCCGGCCGCATAGAGCAGAAACACCACGGCGGCGTCCAGAGCTTCAGCGGTCACCATTCGTCCGCCGCCTCTCTCCGGGGGGAGGCCCCCCGGCGGACCCCCAGCAGCCCCACAGGGGCGGCCAGGGTCAGCAAGGGGACGGATACCTGAACGGCTCCCCCAAACAGGGGCGCCAGCCGGTTACCAGCCAGCTCCAGGGCCTCCTCAGAGGTCCGGGCCTCCACGGTCTGGACAACCGCCTCCGGGCGGTCCAGACGGTACAGCTCAAACAGTCCCATGGTTTTCTCCTTCCTCAGCGGGCAGGCTGGCCCGGATTTCATCATCGAACACTACGCTGTCCCCTCCGGGGAAGCGGTAGATGGCGGCCACCTCGCCGCCGGTCAGCGGCTGGAGGTCTACCAGGTAGGCGTCGTGCCCCCGGCTGTGTATCTTCAGGGGCCAGCCGTACCGGGCGCTCAGTTCCTCCCGGTAGCTCATCAGTCCTCGTCCTCCCCGTAGTAGTCCTCCATGCTGCTCTCGTTGTCATCGAACAGGTGGCCGGGGGCGTAGCAGTTACCCCCGTAGCCGTTCTCGCAGATGTAGGCTTTCCCGCCCCGGACCTTCAGGTGGGACACGGGGGCCGCCAGGGGGTAGTGGGGCTGGTAGGCAATGTTGACCTCCATATCGGGGTCATGGTCGCAAAGCTCCTCCAGGAGCTCCAGCAGCTCGCAGGCTCTCATTGGTCCTCGTCCTCCTCTCCCAGCTCCTCGGTGATGCCCAGCTCCGTGCCGGTCTGGATACGGTACAGGGTTTCGATGGCCTTCAGGCGCTCCATGTGGTAGGGCTGCTGGTCCTTGTTCATGCGGATAGTGTCCATGGCAATCTTTTGCCGCTCAGGGGTATTCGCCATTCCTTCCACCCGCTCAACCTCCTTGCGGAGGTTGAGCACGGTGCCCCGGATATACTCCCCGGCGATAGCCAGGATTTCGGTATAGGTGATGACGGGCTCGGCCTTCTTCTTCGCCATGATTAAAACTCCTTTCCCTCGATAAAGCGGATGACGTTCTCATAGTGGGCGGCAATTCTCTTTTCCCGCTGGACCGCTTCGCTGTCCTCTCCGAAGTTCCAGATATTCCGCTGGATGCTCTCGGTGATCTGCTCCAGCTTCTCCCGGAAGTGACCCAGGACCCCAGACGTATCCGGGAGGTCCACGACCTCAATCTCGGAGTGCTCCCGGTTCCAGGCATCGGCCTGGGCGTTCTTGGCCCGGTCATTGGTGAAAACAGCGATAGGCCAGAAGCAGATGTTCCTCGCGGAGCTGCTGAGGCGCCCGTTCCTGCACACCTTCTTCAGGGAGTAGTCGCTTCCACTCCAGGAGGGGTCGCCGGGGGAGTTGTCCACGAAATACAGGCCGTTGTCGTTCTTGAAGAAGGCCCCGGTGACCTTCACGACCTGGCCGGTGCGGATTTCTACGCCGCTCTTATCGAACATGGTTATTTCTCCTTTCAGGGGGCCGGGGTTCTCAGGCCCCGGCGGTCATGTAGTCATACAGCTTCGCCTTCAGGCGGACGATTTCTGCCTGGGCTTCCCCGGACCGGGCTTCTGCACTTCCGGCCTCCTCGTTTGCATCTTCAAGGGCTTCTTCAGCAGAGGCCAGCTTTTCAGAGAGTTCCTGGACCTGGGTTTTGAGCCTCTGGATTTCGGCGTCCTTCTCATCGGCCACCAGATGGGCGGCGGCATGGGCGGCCTCGTAGTCCTTCTCGCTCTCGGCCAGCTTATCCTCCAGCTCCTTGACTCTCTCCTTCAGGCGGCTGTTCTCGACCACCGCAGCCTCAACTCTCTGCTTCATAGAGAAAGCAAAGTCGTTCTCGATGTTCTCCTCGGCAATCTCCAGGCACCCCTCAAAGGCGGTCCCCACATAGCTGTCCAGGCCCAGGGTATCCAGGATGGCCTTGATTTTCTCCAGGGCCTCACGCTCCTGGTCCTTGGTGGCCGGGGTGTTCTCAGCCACCAGCTCCACATTGAAGATGTCGGGGGCCTTCAGGCCTGTGCCCTTGAAAGAGGCCTTGAAAGCCTTCTCCGCCGCCCGCTGGTCAGGGGCAGTTACCACGGCGTCCTCATAGGAGCTGCCGGGGAACTGGTAAGAGATTTTGTAGGTGTTCATGGTTATTTCTCCTTTTTTTCATATTACTTAAAAACGGTGTACAAGTTTTGGTATGGCCTTACTATATACCAAAATAGGGATACCGTCAAGCGTTGATATACAAATTTTCATATTTTGGAATAATCAACAAACGGGGGTATCGTTTTATGTATAAATCATCAAACGTCGCAGACCGAATCAAAGATATGGCAAAGAGGCGCGATACTTCAGTCAAGGCCATGTTGATGGAGCTGGAAATGAGCCTTAATACCCTTGTCCATATGAAAAACTCCATGCCGAGGGCCGATACTCTGGCAAAAATAGCCGATTATCTCCAATGCTCTGTTGACTATCTTCTGGAGCGTACAGAGGAAATACCGACGGCGGGGACAGGCCAGCAGGCCCCCAGCCTCCCGGAGAACTCCAGGGAGATGCTAACCCTTTTTGAACAGCTCCCGGAGCGCCAGCAGCTCATATTGATTGGCCGCCTTCAGGAGATGGTGGCACCCATGGCTCCGGACGATACCATAGAGACGGCAGCCCCCCGCCACGACGAGGGGAAGGCCGTATAATCAGAGTGGACTTCAGGAAGGGCCGCTGAGTTTTCCACATTTCGTCCACATTGTTTTCCACACGGGCAGGAAGGCATAAAAAATAGGTGGACAAAAAATCCACCTATTTGCAAAAATACGAGGATAATTTATCCCCGTATTTCGGGCTATTCCTGGACATTTTATCCACGAATACGCCCCTCACACCTTATTTAATTATTAAGACAGTGTATGTATATAGACAATGATTATTATGTTCTCCTCTCCTAGCTGGGAGAGGAAAGCGAAGGAGGTTTTCCACATGGCAGGAATTGACCTTGGGGGTATCCTACGGGATATGTTTGGGAAGGACCCCAGCGAACTGAGCGACAAGGAGCTGGCAGAGAAGGTCGAGGCCATCAAAGCAGCCCCCAAGAAGGAGACGGTATCCTATGAGGACCTTCTTGCCATCCCACAGGATGAGTGGAAGAACTACGACGTACAGATGGTCCGCATAGTCTCAGCAGAGGGAGTGGAGCCCTGCGAATTATGCGCTCCTCTCATCGGGAAGTGCTTCACCCTTGTGGATGGACGTTTTTACCTCAACCACGGAAGGGCAAACCACAGGGCCCCTTTCTGCCTGGACATGGTCCCGGCCTTCAGCTCCAGCCAGGGGTGGAAGTGCGACTTGCCAGAATACCCGGCAGAGGGAGTGCCGGAGGCGCCGGGCTATCAGGTCTTTCATAAATGGGCCGAGGAGGTCTACGAGAGGGACCAGGCGGGGAAATAAAAAAAGCCGCCCCTCACGGGGCGGCAGTGATCTAAACGAGTGGCGCATCCCTTCTGGGGCTTCCCCCGGGGGGCG